TACTCAGATAAAGAGAACGGACTTTTCACTCTTGTGATCAGAAGAGGTGATGACTACCAGAAACAAAAAACAGTATTAGAGACTTGGTCTAACTTAAGCTTAGATCCAAATACACCTAATTATATAGAATACCAAATCGGTAATATGTCTTGGTATCCTGTTCAAGATGAGAACGGCGATTGGCAGTTACTCTCTACAGGATCTTACGCTAACAAGAGCCGTTTCGTGAGAGTATCTTACGTTAATGCACAGCCCGGATACTTAAACAATGACGGAACTGCAAACTCAGCTGCAACCGGCTCTATACCTAAAATAGGTTCAGGTTCATACAATGGATCTTTCAGTGGTTCAGCTGGTGATCTATACGGCGGAAAGACTAGCGGTAAAGCGTTAAAGCTGTTTGAAAACATAACAGGTGTTCCTGAAGGTTCAACAAACGCTACTGAAAACATACAAGGACTCGTTCCAGGTAACTACGATATAGCTTTCAGTCTTCTTAAAAATAAAGACTGGTACGACTACGAAGTAATTTATGCTCCAGGTCTAGCCATTCAAAATGCAGAAACTACCCTAGCAGATGTAATAACAATCGTCGAAGGTAGAGGTGATGCAATTGCAGTACTAGACACAACAGCTAAAAACCAAAGTGTTTCTAACGCTGTAAATAATGCAGCTGTAGCCGATACTAGCTATGCCGCTACATACTGGCCTTGGGTTCAAGTAAGATCTAACGAGACAGGTAAAATGCGTTGGGTTCCTGCTTCAACTATCATCCCCGGTGTGTATGCATATAACGACAAGATTGCTGCAGAATGGTTTGCACCAGCAGGTCTAAACCGCGGTGGACTGCCAACAGTAATCGGTCCTGAATACAGATTAACAAAGTCTAACAGAGACAACCTTTACAACGGTAAAGTAAACCCAATTGCAATATTCCCTGGACAAGGTACAGTAGTATATGGTCAGAAGACCTTACAAACTAAGCCTTCTGCTCTTGATAGAGTAAACGTAAGAAGACTATTAATTGCTCTTAAGAGACAAATTGGTCAAATTGCTGAAAACTTCTTATTCGAGCAGAACACAGTTGCTACAAGAACTAAGTTCGTCAATCAAATGACTCCTTACTTAGATTCAGTACAACAAAGACAGGGTCTATATTCTTACAGAATTGTAATGGATGAAACAAACAACACTCCAGATGTAATCGATAGAAACCAATTAGTAGGTGCTATCTACTTACAGCCAACTAGAACTGCTGAATTCATTATACTTGACTTCAACATTCTACCAACTGGAGCAACATTTGGTCAATAAGTTATAGAAAATTTATTAAACCGATATTTATATTAAACGAATAGAATATGCCACTAATAGATCCAAATGAGTTGATGTATACGGCCTTCGAACCCAAGGTTCAGAACCGCTTCATAATGTACATCGATGGTATCCCTACATACCTCATCAAGAAAGCTGCTTCACCTCAAGTACAGTTTACTGATATCAAGCTCGATCACATCAACGTATACCGTAAACTTAAGGGCAAAGCTGAATGGCAGGATATGGCACTATCGCTTTACGACCCTATCACCCCTTCTGGAGCCCAAACTGTAATGGAATGGATCCGTCTATCTCACGAATCAATCACAGGTAGAGATGGTTATTCTGACTTCTATAAAAAGAATGTCACTCTAAACATCTTAGGCCCTGTAGGTGATATCGTAGGAGAATGGGTGATCAGAGGCGCATACGTTAAATCAGCTAACTTCGGTGAATACGATTGGTCTAACGATCAGTACATTACGATCGAAATGACAATCGCTATGGATTACTGCGAACTTAACTTCTAAGATAACCTTAGCAATTATTTTAAAGAATCTCTTGGAAATCCCAAGAGATTTTTTTATTTTAATATTTATATACGATGTTACTAGAAAGCCAATTAAAACGATATCTTGACGGAGAAGCAACAATGCTTTCTCAAATGCTTGATGCTGAAAATGATCAATTAAAGTTTGCTAAATGGAAAGCTGAAGTAGCTAAACCTATAAAAGTTGTTTCTTATAAAACCCTACCTGTAGCTAAAGACGTAGACGATTTGTTAAAAAGCAAAATATTAAAAGTCAAGACTAAGCAGTGCTACGACAACTCTTTCTACACAGCGTACTCAGGCGGATCAGGCATTAAATACTGCGAAGGAATAGCTTCCAGGTACGTACCTCTCGATCATGCTTGGAATTCTTCTAATGGTAAATACTTTGACTTAACTGCTGAAATAGCTTTAGGAGACTATTATAAGAAAAATAATATAGAAGGCGATCCAACTTTTGACGAGTACATCCTTCTTATCGAACTAACCTCTGCTGAAATAAAGAGCTTTGCTTTAGAATTAGGACATTCTGGACCGTATGCTTTAGCTTACTTCTACAAGAATGTTCTTAAGAAATGGGATAAAAAAATTATTAGAAGCTTGAAGACTGTTTTCTAGTAGAAAATCAATCTCCGGCATATTTATATATACAATACAGTTACTAAATAAAAATCTATGAGCGAATTTAAGTTACCGACCGAAACAGTTGAACTACCGTCCGAAGGACTCTTATATCCCCAAGATAACCCTTTATCTAGCGGTAAACTGGAAATGAAGTATATGACAGCAAAAGAGGAAGATATCCTTACTAATGCTAATCTAATTAATAATAACACGGTTCTAGATAAACTACTACAATCTCTAATCGTCACTAAGATTAATTTTGACGATCTACTAATAACAGATAAGAATGCTTTGCTGATTGCTGCAAGAATTCTAGGATACGGTAAAGATTACAGTTTTAACTACTACAATCCTATTACAGGAACTTCAGAAAAAGTCACCGTCGACTTAACAAAGTTAAAAGAAAAGAAACTCGATAGAAGTTTAGTTAAGACTCCCGGTGTGAATGAGTTTGAATTTAAACTACCTACTACCGGCAATATTGTCACTTTCAAACTACTAACTCATAAAGATGAGAAAGATATTGAGAGAGAACTTCAAGGTATGAAAAAAGTCAATCCTAACGGATCTAGCGAAGTAACTACCAGGTTCAAAAAGATTATCACATCGATAAATGGAGACAGAGATCCAAAAGCAATTAGAGGCTTTGTCGATGTTATGTTAGCACCCGATTCAAGAGCTCTAAGAAAACATATTACCGAAATTCAACCAGAAGTACTTCTTACGTTTGACTACGAATCTGATACACACGTTGAGGAGGGCGTAGAGATTCCAATCGGAACAGAATTTTTTTGGCCTAAGTCCTGAGCATAGACTCTACCTTTTCAAAGAAATACATGAAATAGTATTTCACGGACAAGGAGGTTACAGTTGGTTAGATATATATGAAATGCCTACTTGGCTTCGCAAATACACTTTTAATGAAATGAAAGACTGGTACGAGAAGCAAAAAGGAGAAGAAGATCTAAACGACGCAACTAATAATAAGAGAGAGATTTACAAACCAAACATAGCTCAGAAACAACCTACCTATAAAGTACCTGCTCCAAAAAAGTAGGTACTCCCTATTTATAATATATTTAGAGATACTATGGTAGATGCAACAAATCCTACAGGCGATCAAACTCCCAGCCCTGAATCATTAGCTCAAATAGAAGCTAAGATTTTAAGGTTAAAAGAGTTAGCTCGTGAACTTAATATAGAGTTTAAAAGCGTAACTTTAGACGCTCTTAAACGAGATACTACTGCTCTAGACCAAACGCTAGCCGGTTTAGAAGATAGAGTAGATAGGATGAAAAGAGGATTTTCAGAAGTAAGCGATACCTTTAAGAATGTAGTTAAAGATATAACCGGAGTTGACACTGCGAGTAAAGAGATAACTAAATCTTTTAGAGCGTTAGGAGGAATAGCCGATAAGTTTAAATACGACCAAGAAGGTATATCTAAACTTAACAGAAAAGATATATTATCCCTTCAAGAAAAAATAAAAATACAGACATCGGTTTTAAGTTCGACGAGAAAAGAATTACAAGAACTAGCAAAATCTAGAGCACTTACAGAACAGGAGAAAGCACAGCTTATAGAGATTAACGGAATTCTAGATGAGAACGGAAAATTAAAGCAAGAAGAAGGTAACTACTTAAATGACCTGGTAAAGCTTAGCCAGACTCGTTTAAAGCATGAAGAAGAAATTCAAAAGAAGTTAGGATTAACCGGAAAGTTAATACACGGTATAACTGGTGCTCTAGGTAAGTTTGGTATCGATACAAAATATTTTGAGGATATAGAAGAGAGTATGGAACATGCTGCTGAGCATGGTAACATATGGAGCACTGCAATGGCAGGGCTTAAAGGTGTGTTTAAAGGTATTGGTTCAGCCCTTAAAGATCCTCTGGTACTTATGGGACTAGCTGTCGGTCTTGTAACTAAGCTAGTCCATCTAGGTATGGAGTTCAACAAAGAGGTAGCCGATATCGGTAAACAGTATGGTTTATCTGCTGATGCAGCAAAAGACCTCTACCACTATGCTGAAGAAATGGCAGTACATAGCGGTAAGGAGTATATGACTAAAAAGAATACCCTTGCCGCTCAACAACAGCTTAACGAAGCTTTTGGTACATCAGCCATCTTTGGAGAGAAGTTAACAGAAGGACAAATACTACTTACAAGAAACTTAGGACTTAGCGGGGAAGAAGCTTCTAAGCTTTCGATGTACGCAATGCAGTACAACACTACTCAGGAAGATCTTGTAAAAAATGTTGGAAAACAAAACAAAGGATTATTTAGCAATAAAAAAGTACTTGCAGAAGTACTTAAGACAGAAGGGCAATTAGCTGCATTCTATAAAAACGATCCTGCTCTAATTGCAAAAGCTGTAGTACAGGCTCAAAAGCTAGGACTAACTCTAGAACAAACAAAGAATATGACAGATAAGCTGTTAGACTTTGAGAGTTCTATTGCAGCAGAAATGGAAGCAGAAGTTTTAACAGGCCGTGATTTAGAGTTAAGTAGAGCTAGAAGTTTAGCTCTTGAAGGAAAAACAGCAGAAGCGGCTGAAGAGATGTTAAAGCAAGTCGGCGGTATTAACAACTTCCAAAAATTAAATAGGATTCAACAACAGGCAATTGCTGAGTCAATGGGCATGTCTGCTGATGAGTTAGCCAATTCGTTACAGAAACAAGCTCAGTTAAATAAGTTAAGTGCTGCACAAAAAGATGAGATAAAGAAACTAAGAGCAGAAGGAAAAGGTCAATTAGCGGATCAAATAGAACAAGGTATCGCCCAAGGTAAGAGCTTTGAGGTATCAAAAATGCAAGTTGACACTCAGACCAGGTTTGCCGAAGCTATGGAAAAAATGAAAGATGTTATAGCCTCCATAGTAGAAGGGCCGATGGGACAATTTGTAGAACTTTTAGCAGACGGTTTTAAATTTGTATCAGATATAACTAGAGGTATAGTATTAGCAGTAAAAGGTGTAGGACAGTTTATAGGTAAGATTGGAGATATTCCAATCCTGGGAGACGTGCTTAAGAAGTTTGCTTCAATAGGAGCAATCATAATAGGGTTAAAAGGATTATCAGGTATTGCAAAATACTTTACCAGAGGTTCATCTCGCAGTAATCCAACTTTTAGTGAAGTAACTAATCTGGGTGCTGGTGGTGCAGGAGCAGGAGGAGGTGAAGGTGAAGGAGGTGTAGCAGATATGCTAGGCGGCTCTAAACCCGGTAGTAAGTTTAAGATGGGAAGAAAGCTTGCTAAAATGGGCAAGTTCGGTAGATTCCTTGCCGGTACTGGTAAGTTTTTAGGAAAGATAGGTGGAAAGGCTGCACCACTGTTAGGAGCTTTAGGATACGGAGGTGTAGCAGATGCTATGAGTGGAGCCGCAGGTGGCGGAGCAAGCGCAGGCGCTACAGCTAGTGCACCTGCAGCAGCAACCACCCCCGGTGCTAAACCGGTATCAGCGAATGTTAAAACAGCCGCTCAAATAAAAGCAGCTAACCCCGGTATGACATCTGCAGAAGCTCTAAAACAAGCTAAAGCAGCTGCACCCGCAACTCAGACAACAGCTGCCGCTGCCTCTAATGTTGCTAAAACCGGCGGAGGTGGATTCTTTAGTAGAATATGGAGCAGTATAAAATCAACAGCTTCTGCTGTAGCTAACCCTAAAGGGGCTATAGGAGGATGGTTAAAAACAAATATAGGAGGTTTCTTAAAAAAATTAGTTAAGATACCTATTGTTAGCACCTTAATAGAAGGTGTATTTGCAAATAACGACATTAAGGAGATGATAGCAGGTGATAAAAAAGGGCCTGAACTATCACAAGCAGTCGGTGCGAGAGTGATGCAAGGATTAGGAGGTGTGTTAGGCTCAATCGGAGGAGGCGCTTTAGGATCTCTCATACCTATCCCAGGCGTAGGTACTATCTTAGGTGCAATGGCAGGAGATGTTGCTGGTAGGTGGCTAGGAGGATTGGTTGCAGACTTTGTAGGAGCAAAACCTATCGGTGATGCTGTACTGGGTATGTACGGAGATGAATTAAAAGCTGCAGGAAAAACCGGTCCATCCAAGGAAGCTACTCCTCTTCAGGAACCTAAATTAGCAACCGGAGGCGTAGTAACTACTACAGGTGTAGCAAAAGTAGACCAAGGAGAAGTATTCTTAGGAAAAGATACTCGCGATACTATTGTTGAAATGGTTAAAGTTCTAAAAGAGCATACAGCTATTTTAACTGCAATTAGAGATAAACAACTTACAGTGGATGCAGATAAACTAGCCTATGCAACTTCTAAAGCAACCGTTACAAGTTACGGCAATGTTTTAAATTCTAACTCACGTATAAGATAATATTAAAATGCCATTAGTCGACTTATTAAATAACCTCGCTAACTTCCCCTACTACTACGGAGGAACCGGTAACTTTATACAGAAGAGCTTAAAATACGGAAGAGACCAGCAATTTGGAGCAAGTAGTGATGAGCCGTATATACAATGGCCTTTCCCTGAAAACGCAGACGGAAAGACTAGACAATACTATACAGGTAATTTAGCATCTTTAGACTTCCCGGTTAGAGGTAGTAGTTTAACAAGACTCGGTAACGGACTTATTGTACCTTCTGCTGCAGAATATGATTTTAAGAGGATTCAAAAATTTATAAAATCCTCTCCAAAAGGATATACCTTTGTAGCAAAGCAAATAGGATTACAGTTAACTAATCCTAAAATGGAAGTTGGCTCTCAAGCTAACCTAAACCCGGGAAGAAATACAACAGCTAGATTTTTTGGATTAATAGAAAACACAAGAGTATACAACGGTGGATTAAACACTTTAGCTCAAGTAAGATTAGCAGGTAGCGGTATACATGCAGACAGACATGGAACTGTGCCCTATAACCCTTTTTCCCAAACCTACGAAAGAGTCGTACAGAGTTATAATTTAGCAAATCAAGGAGCAGATAACAGACTTGTAACTCTCTTAAATACCAAAATACTACCAGCAACTCGAGCAACAGATACATCTAGTACTTCTAATCTAGAAAATTTACAGCGACTAGGTATTTCAAGAACAAACAAGAATCTACTATTCTCATACCCAGGCGGACCTGGATCAGTATACGGTATAGGATTAACAACCATCCCTAGATATGCTGATAACTCAGATTTGCTGAGAACAAATCCTGCTTCTTCTCTTTATAAGAATCAAGAAGGAGAGACTACTACTTTGGCGGATATATACGTACTTACAAAAGAAGGATTAAAGTCAACTAAAGCAGGTTATCTCAAATACACAGAACAGTCGAATCTAGAAAGACCTAATACCGATAACAGATTAGTAGCTTTACTCCGCTCTAAGATGTATAGTGCAGAAACAACAACAAATAAGAACCTGTACATTCCTCAAGATAGAACAACCTTAATACAGTATCCGGGAGGCCCTAATTCTGAAAGAGGTCTCGGAACAACTACTATACAGAGATACCAAGATAACTCTGATCTATATAAAGCCAATCCTGCAACATCTCTCTACGCAAATGCTCAAGGAGTAAATGCAACACTGCAGGATATTCTTATTACCAAACCAGAAGATCTACAAGCTAACGCTCCTGGCTACGTAAAATATACTCAGACTTCTAATAAAGCAAAACCTGATACAGACAATAGACTTGTAGCTCTTTTAAAAGCTAAAATATTTACTAAGCAAACCACAACTGCTAATAAGAACCTTTTTATTCCAGAAGATCGATTTACCTTACTAAAGTATGAAGGAGGTCCAGGAGCAAAGAGAGGTATTGGCCAAACCATTATAAAAAGAAATCCAGATTTTGATACAAGTCCGCTATACGACGTAAACCCGCCGATACCTTTGTATCAAAACGGAACCTATAAAACATTAAAAGAACTTTTACAGACAACAGCGTATGTCGACAAAACTGTAACAGTTGCTAAAGCAGGTCTTTTCGGATCTGTTCCTTACGGTCAAACTTTAACAAACAATACCGTAGACGTTAATAACGAGAGTAGGTTAGCAGTGTTAGCAGGAAAACTAATCGGCAAGTCTGCTGATTTTTCCGATAAGCAAATTATAAAAGGAAACGATAAGGTAACTACTAATCCTTCTAATCCAAATGTTATATATGAGTACCCAATCGGCCCTAGTGATAAAGTAATTCTAAAAAGAGAAACAAATACTGGAGATAAAACCGATACCCTTAACTCTAGTGCTAACCCAGGCGACCCAAACAACTCTAATAACGGGGCTAAAACTTTTAACTATAGCTTACTCTACAAACAATCGGTATTAGGTGCATCTGGAAAAAAATGGACTGATGCTAACTTAACTGATTTTAGAAGTACGATAGAAGGAGCAGCAGGTGGAGCAGGTTCTTTCTCTCCAGATAAAATAGGCTACAAGCTTGTAGATTACACTACTAACAATCTTCAGAGTAGAATCGGTATTGCAGGACCTGGCCGATCTGATAAAGTAACAGCAGCACCAGTCGGGCAAGACTATGACCCGGAAAAATCTATTGCAGATCTTATTAAGTTTAGATTTGAAGCCTTAATGTACAGTGGAGCTGTTATACCTGTCCTCTTTAGAGCCTATTTAACTTCTTTCTCTGATAATAATACTGCAGAATTATCACCGTTTAGATATGTAGGTAGAGGTGAGAACTTTTACGTATACAATGGATTTTCAAGAACTCTTTCTTTTAATTTTAAGCTTGCAGCAGAATCAAAGCAAGAACTTAAACCCATGTATCAGAAGTTGAACTTCCTACAATCACAACTATATCCAGATTACCAATCTAGCGGATTTATGAGAAGCCCAGTTGTTAAATTGACTCTAGGTGATTATATTTATAAACAACCCGGATTTCTTACTAGTATGAATATAACAGTTGCAGACAGTTACCCTTGGGAAATTAACCTAGACGGTGATATGTTTGAAGCTCCTCAGCTAGTAGATGTTAGCTGTCAGTTTACGCCTATACATGACTTCTTACCTCGCCGTAGTACAAGTGCTACTAATATAACACCTCTTTCTTTCCAACAACAGTTAAAAGCGTAAAAGTATGAACCGCAGATACCAAGATATAGAAGTAGTAAAAAGCGATTCAGGTAAGAGGCTCTATACAACCAATTACTACCCGCATATTGCGCCAACAAATAACGATATTTACCTTATATCAACTCAACAAGATAGGTACGATCTCCTAGCACATAACTACTACGGAGATAAGACACTATGGTGGATTATACCTACAGCAAACAACCTACCTTGTGATACTCTATTCCCAGAACCGGGAATACAGCTCAGAGTACCCGTTGATGTAAGTGCTATCTTAAGACAGTACAATAGGCTTAACGTAAAGTAGTATGGCAAAAAATTTAATAGGTTCTCCGATAAATAACGAAGCTATAGGGCAGATCTTTGCTAGAAGTAGACAACTAGTTAAGACCGAAGCTAGGGATAATAAAAACATAGAATTTATATCCGATAATAACTGCTGGATCAAACTTACTTCTCTAGCATCCGTTATTGGTGGCGACTTAGTAAAAAGTCTCGGTGAAGGTGGAGTAAATCTTGCTAGAAAATGGGTACTGTTTGGAGGTACAGCAATTGAGACTGCTGGTGGAGGATCTAGGTTGAGATCTTGGGATGCTTCCTACAACATAGGAGTAAAAGCTTTAGATGAATTCGGATACAGACCTATGCCCGGCATCACATCAGCAACAATAAATACAGTAGGTACCCTAGGATCTCTTAAAGTAGCTGATGTTAAATTTAGAGTCAATAACCTAGCTCAGTTAGATGTTATAGATGCTTTATTTTTTAGAACCGGATTTACCTGTTTATTAGAGTGGGGACATAGTTCATACATTAAGAACAATGACACTTTCGATACAGCAGATGATTCAATCACGGTGGACGTCTTTAAAGATGAAGACCTTTCTAAAGAAGATCTTCTAAGAAAGATTTACCAGATTAGAAGAAAGACAGACGGCAACTACGACGGTATGTTAGGAACAGTAACTAACTTCAACTGGAGTGTTGGTCCGGATGGTAGTTACGACTGTACTTTAAAATTAACAGGTATAGGTAGCGTTACAGATTCTTTGAAGATAAATAACATATCTTCTTTCCCTGATTCAAAAATTGGAAAACAACTACTAGCAAGTGCAAACGCCGGATCAAATAGCGGCGGAGAAGGAGCTCCTTCAGCCGGTAACGGAGAGGCTGCTGATGCAGTATCCCAATACCAAGCTTTATTAGATGGTAGATCTGCACCGGCTTCTGCTCTAGAAGGATTCTTAGTAGATATGAAACTAAGATTTGGATCTACCGGATCTCTTTCTGAACCTATCGCAACAACTACGTTAACGGCTGCTGACCCCACCCCTGTGGAGACAACAATTCCGGATATTGCGACTACTTACTTTGCACCAGGGTTAGGACTATGGTCTGGTGGTTCG